TGTAACAATACTAATGAAGTTGCAGGTGTAGTGCCTGGTGTACCAACTGAAGCATAGATACCTTTGTAAGCATTAGCTACATCAGCGTCAATAGTAGATGCTAATTGAGATACGCGTGGTTTAAGTACACGTTCCGCAAAGTCATCTAATTGCATAGTTAATTCAGCAGAGGTGAAGTTAACACCAATGTGTTTTTGGCTAGATACAGCCAAGGTTGTGTATTGCTCGTTGTCGTCTTGCACTTGCAAGGCAGCACCGTCAGTTACCAATGCACGATCTGGTAAACGGATACGCAATGTAGAACCAATTTTAGCGCCTTCAACAGCAAAGCTGTCATCGTAGGCACGATTTACGTTACGGGTAAGAACAAGATTATTCTCTAAAATCTCAAGAGATTTACGAGTAATCATGTCAATGGTTAAAAGTGAATTGCTCATGTTAACTCCTTAATAATAAAATTAGCGATATTTGTCGTTGCTCTCCGCCTTCTTAACCTGTCTAGCTCTTTCCGCTGCAATCCATTCTGACGTACTCATTGTTTTAATTGAGCGTGGGTCAGTTGTATCGTAGTTGGCAGAGTTACCTCCGCGAGCTGTCACAGGCGCAATTGGGGCTGGTGCGCTAGACGTTTTCTTAATTACCGGCTCATTAGCGATTTTTGCTTCAAGACGGCCAATTTCTTTAGCTTGTAAGATTGGCGGTAACTGAGCAATCCGGTCAGCTTCTTTAATATTAGTCCCTAGGTAATAAGCCAGTTCGGGGCCAACATCAGATGACTGTATGGATTGGGCCATCACGTCAGTAATAGGAACACTGGGGTTGTATGCAACTTGCTCGAAGTCATCATACTTAGCTCTCGCTTCTTCTTCTCTATCGTGGTAGGACTCAATGATTTCACGCTGTTGCTTTTGACGATCTCTTTGCTCAAGCAGTTGTTCAGCTTTCTGCACTGCCAATGCTTCGGCGTATGCTTCTACTGTTTCAAATTGCTCAGGCGCAGGAAGGTCTCTAGGCGTCGCAGGGGTTGAAGCCTGTGCAGCACGTTCTCTTTCCCATTTACGTTGTTCTCTTGCCAAGCGTTTACCAATAGCGGCATCAAGTTCCTCTTGCGAGAATGTCTTTGCTGCTTGGCTTTCTTCCGACACTTCTACGTCATTTGCTACAGTTTCAGGAGCTGTCGTAACTTCCTCTACTGGCGCGGGTACTACCGCTAATTCAACATCATCACTCATTTTATTATCCCTTAACGGAATCTCGGTTAACCTTACCGATACGGATTAAAACTAAATATTCTTAATACTGTCCTGAAATGCTTTAATGCGAGCGTCAAGCGCGGCAGTTGCGGCATCCAGTTTGTCATTACCTGCTTTAAGTTCACCAAAGCGAACATCAAGCTCATTTGCATTAGCTTGAACTTTTTTCTCGCGTGTTGCAACATCTTTTTCGCGTTGCGCTAATTCAGCGTCATTTACCGCAATTCTAGCTTCAAGTTCTGCGCCGTTATTTTTAAGTTCGGCTACTAATGCTTCAGCCGTAGCTTTAGCTTCTTTAGCTTTCTCTAATATAGCATCCGCGTCTACTTTTTTGCTTAATGCGTACACATCAGCAGCATCTTTAGCTTTAATAGTTGCTTCAACGGCTGAAAGTGCGCCTTGGCGTTTAGCCAATTCATCTCTAAGTTGAGCCATCTTACCTAAGTCAGTTAAAAACTGCTTAGTAAAATAGCCTACAAAATCAGGGTTTCCGGTACTGTCATTAGTAATGTTCATTTTGATTCCTTACGCGTAATAGCTAATATTTATTTTAGCACCGCCAGCTTGCTCAATAAATTTAATTTGTGTTAAGTCACCATCATATTGTAATGTAACACCTACTGCAAGTGGCATACCCACAGTTGCAGTTGGGTTTACACCATCATCACGCCAGCGTACAGCTTGCGCTTCAGGCGTAATTAATGCGATGGATGGAGTACCAGCTAAACCGCTAAGGTTTTTAGTTGGCACGGTTAAATTTGTCGCCGCGCTTAAATCAGTAATTTGCTGATACCCCAAGCGCGAGGTAATTGCTTTTAAAGTTGTTGCCATCTAAATTCTCCTACTTTGTGTAAAGGATCGAATTTCGACCCATAATTGTTGACCCGCTGTAATAATACTACCAAAAAACCCACCTGCAAAAAATTGTCCGCCAAAAAAATTACCCATTAAAACGCACCTCCTGATATTCCGGATGTAGCAGTTAATGTAGTAAATTTACCAGTATTAGGCGTTGTGCCTCCTATAGCAGGAGGCGCTGAAAGATCTAATGTACCGCCTAAGGTTAAACTACCTGTGCTAGTGACTGTACCTGTTAGCGTAATGCCATTGACTGAGCCAGTGCCACCTACGCTAGTTACTGTGCCTGAACCTTTACCGTTAAATGTATTCCAATCAGTAGAGCTTAGGTAACCGCTTGTAGATGTTGTAGCCTGTGCAATCACCAATGGACTGCCAACAGTGCCTGAACCCGATAACGGTGTGCTTGCTGTAACAGTCGTTAAGTAACTGCCAGCAGGTTGCTTGTTGTTAAAGGTATTCCAGTCTGTGCTAGACAAGTATCCGTCTGTGCTTGTTGTAGCTTGGCTAATACTAATAGCAGGGGTAGCACCTCCACTAGACGCAATAGGTGCTGTCCCTGATACGCTAGTTACTGTGCCGCCTGAACCTGTAGCAGATAGTGTGCCGCCAGCAAATGACACGCCTGTGCCTATTGTTACATTGCTAAAGCCGCCTGAGCCATTACCGTATAGGATAGATGTGCCTGATGTAGCTGGAGCGTAATCTGTGCCGCTTGTTGCAGTAGACACTACGCCCGATGTAAGTTTAGCTAGACCACTTAATGATGTAGCTAATGTAGTCGTGCCAGTTACGCTTAATGCGCCTGCAAATGTTGCTGATTTATCTTGATCAAATGTTACCGCTACAACTTGCGTTGTTGTAGTATTGGGCGTAACTTTAATTACAGTCTTAGCACCCCTAGCTATAGCACCCCAAGTTTCGGTAGCAACGCCTTCAAAAGACGCTTGCGGGTAGCCATCAGAAGATGTAGTACCGTAACCTGCAAGTTCAAACTTACCTAAACTATCTCCGCTTTGCGGTGCTTGCGGGGCTGCAACAGTGCCTCTAAATTTAGTAACGCGTATAGCCGAGCTATTAGCATTGCTAGAATAACCTCGGACTGCTATGCGAGATGTTGAATTGTTATCGCCAATAGCCCTTAATAAAATAGTAGGTACCGAAGTAGTACCTATTCCTAAATGGTCAATGTTGACTACTGTTTGTGTGTTTAAATCAATTGCGCTACTAGCGCCTGTGTAAGGTATATATGTACTAGACAATGATGGAATGTCAGCGCTAACTAAGGCTCTAAATGTTGGCGAACCAGCAGATCCATTAGGTGCCGCGTAAACATAGTTAGCTGTTTGACTTCCAAACGCATTTTGTTTATTGTTAAATGTAGTCCAATCAGTTGAGCTTAAGTATCCATTTACAGACCCCGTAGCTTGAGCCATACTAATTGCTGGTGTTGTGCCGCCTGACGATACAACCGGTGCAGTTCCTGTTACGCTTGTAACGGTGCCACCGCCATCATCTACCCATTCAACATCTGTAGCGCCAGCATTAACGGTTAAACGCTTATTTGCATTCCCTGTATATGAAGGTAATATGTTTACTCTAGCTGTGGCGGCAGTGCTTGCGCCTGTCCCGCCATCTGCCACGGCTAAATCAGTAATGCCTGATATAGTACCGCCTGTAATGGCAACATTGTTAGCGTTTTGTTCCGCCATTGTCCCTACGCCTGACAGCGTATGATTTGCGTCCCACGCAGCCGCGCCCGTAGCACTAAAGCTATCATCAGCTACTGTTGAATGGGTAACAGCTATTGTCATGCTAAGAACCTTAATTTATACAAGGTTGATAGGTATAAGCCTATAATTTCGTCAATTATGTTCTGTATCGGAGAATCTGTTTCATCACATATTTTGTAACGATCAGCTTCAATTTCTTCTAGTTGATTTTGTAAAAAATCAATGACGTTAGTAGTTTTTTTAGCTGACTGAAGCGAAATAGGCCCCATCAAACCGTGGCGGCCTTGGTAGGCTTCAGCAAAACCGTCTGCTAAGTCAATTATGCTCTCATAAAACTTTTGCAAAGCCTTATGTTTAGAGTAGCTTCTAGTATTTAGGTGGACGGAGTGCGTCACGTCTCTAGCTAAAAATAATATTCCTACAAAGTCACAGGCTTTCATTGTTGTATTCCTTCAGGCGGCATCATTGGTTGTTCGGGTTGCATTTGTTCTTCAGGCTGTTCCATCATTTCGTTAGGCATTTCTCTGCTTGGTGATTCGCCAATTAAGTCGCCACTATCCATCATGCCGTGTACTGTACCCATGACTATGTCTTGGATTTGTTCAGGTGACATGCTTGCCTGCACTGCGCTGATACGTTTAGTCTCAGCGTCGTATGCTTTAATGTTAGCCTCTTGTTCTTTAATCGCCAAGTCTTGCGCTTCCATAGACTTGCTGACGTTTTGCAACATGCCGTGCAATTGGTCTAACTCTTGGCCCATTGCTTCAAGTTGTTGTTGTGCAGCTTGCAATGCTGGGTCTTCGTCGGCATCGCTTAGTAGTTTAGGGTCAATGGTCTTAGCAAAGCGTTTAGCCATCTCTTGTGCGCCAGGCCAGTCCATGTTTTTAACGAATAAATCGCCAGCCACTTGCCACAATTGTGGGTTGCCTTGCAATAGTTGGCTCATAGCGTCTAATGACTCTTGACGTTTGGTCATGTAGCTTGGGCCAGTAGATACGCATACATCGTACTTACCAACGCTAGGATTGTAGATTTTTTCAATCACAATGCCCGCTTCATCAACAATTTTCTTCACTGGCTCGGCTTGTGATGGGTTAATTTTAGCCCGTTTTACTTCGCCATCTACGCCAATAATACGAGCAATACGCTCAGTATCGTAAATTTTAGGTATCATGTCCACTAATTGACGTCCACAGTGACGTATAGCACGGGCTAAATTGTCAACGTAGTGGTATGTGCCTGTGTCGCCTTGTTTTTCACGCGCTAAGATAGCACGGCCTGAGCGTTCGTTACTTGTCGCACCTAAACTGGAGTCGTATTGACCTGTTGAGGACTTAATATCGTCAGATGCACCGGCTTTAGCCTGTAATAGCCCGCTAGACGCCATAGGCGGTTGAGCGCGTTGTGGTAATGGCAATACCGCGCCAGCACCGTCTGTAACATCAGGGTTAACTTCCAAATACGGCCAGTTGGTCGTGTTGGCTGTCTTCCATTGTTGCTCGTAACCCTCAAATTGACCGCCGTAACCTATGAATGGCGCTTTTGGTGCCAGTGCCAACATCTCGGCTTCTTGTGAAACCCAATAGTTGTACATACGTTGCGCGTCTTTTGCGTTACGAATCAAGCCTGACACGTATAAACGACCATCAACTTCGTATTCGTTACCTACAACACGGATAACAGGGATAAATTTACCCGCCCATTCTTGTTCTTCTAGCACTTCAAAGCCGTTAGTTTTGAGCCACTTAACTTTTTTAACGTCTGCCATGCGTGATTTAAGCGGTTTTAAGCCTAATGCCTTTAATTCTTTGTCTTCACGGCTACCTTCTACGGCGCTCATGTTGCCCTGGTATAGGTTTAGCTTGGTTGGCGTATGATCAAAGTAAAAATACTCAGCAACACGCACTGTGTTCTCAGTCAACCACTGACTTAGTGAGGAGTCGCCCACACCTTGCTGCATCATGGACGAAATTGGCGCGGCATCGGGGAACTGACGCTCGTATTCGGACTTCGTCATGTCTTCTGTGACAAAACACCACTCGGCATCGCTGCCGCATGGGTCTTGTATTGTAGGATCCATATAAACGCTAAAGGAATTGCGAATGCGGCCAATGTATAGATCTTGGTCAAATGAATTGTCGTCGCAATATTTAGTGAGTACACGGATGTAGCCTTCACCATAGGTGACTTGGTTTTCACATGCTGTGTCGTATGCGACATCTGCATCTGAAATATACTCAATATGCCTAATTACACCCTCAAATATCTCCGCGACCTCTACGTCAGCGTTATCATCTACAGGGATTACCTTCACCGAAGGTCGATTTTGGCGTTGTTCATTAGTAACTTGATGAACATGTTGCGGTAACTTATTGATTGTTAAGCATGGTCTTGCGTTGATGGTCTGACCTTGAACTGAACCACGGGTAGCCAGTACGTCCGCAGGCCATTGCCACTGATTGTCGGGGGAGCCTGCCTCAAAACGTAAGTCATCAAG